GAGTTATATGGACCCAAACATAACATTTGATAATCTATACGCTCCAGAGGAAGATTAAAATGACAGAACTTACAAGACCACAAAAAGTTAAGATGATTAAAGAGCTAAAAAACGCATCAAGGTTACATGCGAACCAAGCTAAACGATTAGAACAAACTTTAAAGAAAAATAAGAAAAAATAATGGCAATAAGTAACAGTAAAAATTTTGAGCCTGATGTAGCTGAATACATTGAAGAGGCTTTTGAGCGTTGTGGGTTAGAGTTAAGAACAGGTTACGATCTAAAAAGCGCTACCAGAAGCTTAAACATAATGTTAGCAGATTGGGCTAATAGAGGTCTAAATCAATGGACCATAGCGCAAAAAACTGTAGACATGGTTGCTAGTACGGCTGTTTATAATATTGACAGTACAAATGCGACAGCGCCAATTGATGTCTTAGATGTTTTTATTAGAGAAACTATAGGCACTGAGACTACTGATATACCTTTGAGTAGACTAAGCAGAGCAGAGTATTCTCACATAACAACCAAAACAAGCACTGGTAAGCCTAATCAATTTTTTGTAGACAAACAAATAACACCCACTATTTCTGTCTGGCCCGTGCCAGATAAATCCGCTACATACACTATTTATATGAATGTCTTGACTAGAATGGATGATGCAGATGCAGCTACTAACACTTTAGAAGTGCCTTTTAGGTTTTATCCGTGTTTAGCCGCTGGCTTGGCTTACTACATATCTATGAAAAGAGCGCCGCAATTAACAGGCCAGTTAAAAAGTATTTATGAAGAGGAGTTTGATAGAGCTTTATCCACCGATGAAGACAGAACATCCTTTAAGGTTGCTCCTAATTTAAGAAATTACAACAGTGCATAATGGCTTTTGCTTCTAATAAAAATGCTTACGGAATTTGTGATATTACTGGATTTCGTTATAAATTAAAGGATATGAAAAAAACTTGGGACGGCTTATTGGTTGGACCAGATCAGTGGAGTCCAAAACATCCACAGCTTATGCCCAAGCCTTCCCCTATAGACCCACAGGCTATTAAGGACGCAAGGGTAGAAAAAAATGACGACAATAATTTTTTTACGGTTTATAGTAATGTTGGCTCTGGTAAACTAGGCAAACAATTAACAACTTTTAAGGTTTCAGTAAACATAGGTTCGGTTACAATAACAATATGAGTTTTACACTATCTACATTAAAAACAGCAGTCCAAGACTATTTGCAAGTCTCTGAAACTACTTTTACTAATCAATTAGATACTTTTATTAAAGAATCAGAAAACCGTATATTTAATATGGTTCAACTGCCTAACCAAAGAAAAAATGTTACAGGCACATTGACTACATCAAATAGATTTTTAGCTACGCCAACAGACTTTTATGCACCGTTTAGTTTAGCTATAGTCAGTAGCAACACTTATGATTACTTAGATTTTAAACACCCTTCTTTTATAAAAGAATATTCGGTAGGCACAACAACAGGCCAGCCAAAATATTATTCTTTATTTGACGACACATCTTTCGAGGTAGCTCCAATACCAGATTCTGGTTATACAGTGGAGCTTCATTATTTATATAAACCAGCTTCATTAACGAGTGGTAGTGATAGCGGTACAACATTTTTGTCTGCGGATTATCCAGACGCATTGTTGTACGGCACGTTAGTAGAGGGTGCAATCTTTTTAAAAGAGCCGCCTGATGTCATTGCCCAGTTTGAGGCAAGATTTAAGGAGGCAGTGAGTAGGATGAAAAATATATCCGAAGGTCGCGGAACACGCGATGAATACAGATACGACCAGTTGCGAACTGGTGTGTCTTAGTGGAACCAATAGAATCCCTAAAAGGTAAAAGAGTAGCAATTATAGGCTTGGGTATTTCTCAAGTTGATTTTGCTATTGGCGCACAAAACGGTAAAGAATGGGATGAGGTATGGTGTATAAATGCTGCAGCTGGCACTTACCCATGTGACCGATTGTTTATGATGGACCCAGCTAGTAGATTTTTTGATACCAATGATGCTGGTCGACAAACCAGTGTTATGACGCGTATTTTAGGTCAAGAAAAATATCCTGTTTATACTTGTGAACTTGACGAAAGAGTGCCTAGAGCTGTTTTATATCCATTAGAAGAGGTTTGTAATGCTGCTGGATGTGCCTATATGAACAATACAGTTGCCTATACCTTAGCTTTTGCTATGTGGAATAAAGTAGCAGCTGTAGATTTGTTTGGTATAGATTTTTCTTACAAAGAAAATATGCACTTAGCCGAAGCAGGTAGAGCTTGTGTTGAGTTTTGGATTTCTAAACTAATGGAAAATGACATCATTGTAGGTATAAGCAACAGATCGACAATACTTGATTGCAATGTGCCAGCACCAGAAAGATTGTACGGGTATCATAGGCTAGAAAAACCTATTATAGCAATACCACACAATGGCAAATTTATAATAGGTCCAACAGATGAAATTAACGAAAAATTGGCTGAACAAGGGCTTAAAATTAACGAAGATTTAGCTCCGCCTGAGCCATACAAAGGATGAGTGACGGATTTTTAAAACTAGGACAAGTGCAAGTACATACTACTCAGAACAAAGGGCATGATCCTGAGTTTTGGGCAGAGCAAGCAACCAAGAAAATTTGTGAAGTATCTATGGATGCACCTGAGCATGTCAAACAACAAGCTTTGGCTTTTCAAAATCAAGTTTATACTGTAATCTTGTACTCTATAAAGAACGCAATAAATTCTAAAAATGTGACTTATGTGAATTTATTAAGGCAACAAGGCCATGAAGACATGGCTAAGATAATAAAGGAGCTTTAAAAAATGGCCATAACATCAGCAATAGCAACAAGTTTTAAACAAGAAATACTTGTTGAAGGACACAACTTAACACAAGGAGCTGACTCTATTAAGTTAGCTTTATATACTTCATCGGCAACATTAAATGCTGCAACCACGGCTTATGCTACGACCAATGAGGTTTCAGGAACTAATTATTCTGCAGCAGGAGCTGCTTTAACTAATGTGACACCTAGCACTTCTGGTACTACGGCTATAGTAGATTTTGCAGATTTAACATTCGGCACTGCTACGGTAACAGCAAGAGGTTGTTTGCTTTACAATTCAACTAATTCCAACAAAGCAATTTGCTCTATAGATTTTGGAGGAGACAAAACAAGCACAGCTGGAGATTTTACTGTTGTTTTTCCAAGTCCAACAGCTACAGGTGCAATAATTAGATTGGCTTAAATTAACTTTGGTTATGGTAAAATTTAGAAATGCCACTAACAAAATTTAATTTCAAACCTGGTATAAATAAAGAAGAAACCGATTATTCAAACGAAGGTGGTTGGGTAGACGGTGATAAAATACGTTTTCGCAAAGGCCGTGTAGAAAAAATTGGTGGTTGGACAAAATCTTCTTCTAATAGTTATATAGGTACAGGCCGAGCTTTACACAGCTGGATTTCTTTGGGCAGCTCAAGATTTTTAGGCATAGGCACAACTAACAAATATTACATAGAATCAGGCGGTATTTTTAACGATGTTACGCCGATCAGGGCTACTACTACTAACGGCATTACATTTGCAGCTACTAACGGGTCAGCAACTATCACGGCAACAGATTCAGACCATGGCGCTGTCGTTGGTGATTTTGTCACTATATCTGGCGCTGCCTCGCTCGGTGGTGCAATTACTGCTACGGTATTAAATACTGAACATCAAATTACCGAGATACCATCTGTAAACACTTATAAGTTTGTCGCTAGTGCTACTGCTAACGCAAGTGATAGCGGCAATGGTGGTGCTGGAGTTGACGGTGCATATCAAATAAATTCTGGTTTAGATACTTATGTGAGCTCTACAGGTTGGGGAGCAAGCACTTGGGGAGCAGGAACTTTTGGTTCTAGTAGTGCTATATCTGCTTCAGGTCAATTAAGATTATGGACCCATGATAATTTTGGTGAAAACTTAATTATAAATCCCAGAGGTGGCGGTATATATCGTTGGGTTGAAAATAATGGTTTGTCAGTCAGAGCTTTAGAATTATCTGGTGTCAGTGGCGCTAATTTGGTACCAACAAGAGGCCTGCAAGTAATTACTTCAGAAGTAGATAGGCATTTAATTGTGTTAGGCGCTGATCCTATAGAAAGCGGATCACGTAGCAGTGCTGTTGATCCAATGTTGATTGCCTTCAGCAGTCAAGAAAATGAATTAGAATTTGAACCGTTACCCACCAATACAGCTGGTTCGGTAAGGCTGTCGAGCGGCTCATTAATTATAGGCGGTTTGAAATCACGTCAAGAAATATTGGTTTGGACTGACACTTCTTTATACTCCATGACTTTTATTGGTCCGCCTTTGACTTTTGCAATAAATTTAATTAACGAAGGCGCTGGTCTTGTTGGTCCTAAAGCAGCTATCAATGCACCTTCAGGTGTTTTCTTTATGAGTAAAAATGCTTTTTATACTTACAACGGCTCTGTGCAAAAATTACCTTGTTCTGTACAAGATTATGTTTTTAGTGATTTAGACTTAGGACAAGCGTTTAAATGTCATGCTACGTTGAATAGTGCCTTTTCTGAAGTATGGTTTTTCTATCCATCAATCTCTGATGGCACTGGCGAAATATCCAGATATGTTATTTACAACTACGAAGAAAATTCTTGGAGTATAGGTTCTTTGATTAGATATGCTTGGCTAGATACAGGTATAGAAGACAAACCACTAGCTACTAGCAAAGTTTCAGATGTAAATTATTTGTATGTGCACGAAAGTGGTTTTAATAATGACACAGATTCTATGGACGGTGTTTTTGTCGAGTCAGCAGATTTAGATTTAGGTGACGGTACAGATTTTGTTTTTGTAAAAAAATTAATACCTGATATTAAATTTGATAAAACCATAAACACTTCGCCAACACCCGCAATGAACGTGGTAATAAAAAGACGAAACTTTAACAACGAAACGCTTACTACAGACTCAACTTCACAAGTTACTGAAACAACTACCTTTACAAGTTTACGCACTAGAGCCAGACAAATGGTGCTTAGGTTTGAATCAGATGACGACAACACAGATGGTAACAAAAAAGATTATAGATGGCGTTTAGGCGCAACTCGTTTAGATGTCACCACATCAGGCCGTAGATAATGGGTAAGCTGCTCGTAACAAGATTGCCTTTAGCTGAGGGCCAAGAAGTATCTAAAGAAACTTTTAATCGTTTTATTAGGGTTTTAGAAATAAATTTATCGGCATTTGATCCTGATACAACCAAGAATTATACAAATGACGAGTTAGCAGAATTGCAATTTGCTACAGGCTCAATTATATTTAACTCTACTACCAGTGTGCATCAAGGTTTTGATGGTACTAATTTCAGAAACTTGTATGAGCACCAGACCTACCCTAGCGGTATATCTGCTACAATGAGTATTGGTAGTGTAACTGTAACAATAGGTTAATATTATGGCTTTAAAAGATACTTTAAATAAAATATACGGAGCAGTTTCAAGAGAAGAAGAAATGCCTATGATTCAAGGTGATTACCCTCCTTTTCCTATGCCTATGATGCAAGGTGAAGACCCTTCTGTTCCTATGCCTATGATGCAAGGTGAAGACCCTTCTGTTCCTATGCCTATGATGCCAAGAACGCCTACGCTGGAGCAAAACATGTCTCCAGAAAAAACGCCTACGCTGGAGCAAAACATGTCTCCAGAAAAAATGAAAATTTTAGAGGGCATAGATTTATTGCAACAAGAATTATCTATGAGTCAAGACCCTGAAGAACAAAAACAATTAACAAATATTATCAATCAAAGCATGGCCAGAGTTAATGCACCGATGGGTGATATAGCTACAAGTCTTGCATCACAAGGAACTGATGAAGATAAAATATTAGCTCACCTTACGCCTAACGAAGTTGTCTTACCTGAAGAGTTTTTTGATGACCCAATATTTGAGGGCGTCATAGAAAGAAAATTTGCGGAATTTGGGATTGATCCTTCTTTAGCTATAGTTGGTAGTGGTATTGCAAGTTTAAATGATGTAACTGGTTTACAAGAGTTTGGTTTTTTTAAAAAAACTTGGAAATCTGTTAAGAAAGTAGCGAAAAAAGTTGCACCTATAGCAGCTGTTATACCTGGACCTTGGCAACCGTATGCTGCTGTATATATGAAAGGTAGCTCGGCTTTAAAAATAGCCAAAGGTGAGGGCGGTATCGGCGATATTATGGCTTTAGCTTCTGGCGGTAATCAAAAATTATTTGGTGCCGATGGTGCTTTTAAAACTATCGCAAGTGGAGGTACAGGAATTACCAGCGCAGCTTCATGGGGTGATGCCTTTAAAAATATAGGTAAAGTTGATGGAGCATTTAATCCTTTGAAGTACGGTATAAATGTAGCAAAGAGTAAAGCTAGTGATTTAAACCAAGGTTTAGGTGGATTATTTGGCGGTGGCGGGGGGAGTTTTAATGTTAATACAGGAATGATGGACTATGGAAAAACAGGGATGCCAACTTCAGCGTACAGAATTAAACCTGGCGATTCTTTAAGTAAAATAGCAGCACAAAATAATACTACTGTTGAAGCGTTACAAAAAGCAAATGGATTAGGTTCAAGCACTTCTATTTTTGCTGGAAGAGACCTTGCTATCCCAAATTCAGGCGGTCTGTTTGGCGGTATTTTAGGTGGTGGCGGAATGGGAAGCAGTAGCGGTAGTCGTTTTAGTGGATTGTTTGGAAAAGACAGTGTTGCAGATAAAATATTTAACGTTGACCCCAATAAAGGTACAGGTCCTTTAAGTTTTCTTGGCGGTAGCGGTGGCGGCAGCGGTGGCGGCGGTGGATTATTTGGCGG